CTTTTATCGCCAATAAAACCAAGACCTAATCTTGATGTGCCAACTGGGTCTGGTCTTTGTTTAAATACTTCTTGCTCTGGTTCTTCGATTGCACCAGCTGCAGCTAAAGTTCCTATACCCGCAGCAGTTGCTAATTTATTTTGTTTTGCAAAATCTACTGCTTTTTGAAAAAATGAAGGATCTGGCGATGGTGTGACTGCTGGGAAAGGACCTGCACCTGCTATACCACCGACTGGATTGCCAGTAGCAGAACTTGTAACGGCATCTGTAACAGCTTGTGTTCCAGTGGCAGCATCTGCACCCGCGGATCCAGTACCAGGCCCAAAAAACTTAGAACCTGCATAAGCACCAATACCACCAATAAGTGCATTTCTCAATGCGTCATCTGGATCTGCACCTGCTACTAACGAGCCTATGCCAGTTCCAAGACCAGCAAACAAAGAACCACCTAATGGACCACCCATGGCAAAACCTATAGTGCCACCTATTATTGGTGCTGCCTTTTTAAGAATTTTTTTAAAACTTTTAAATATACCCATTAAGACACCGATACAGTAACACTACCCAATGTAGCAGTTCCAGAAGATCCGTCAACACCTGCTATGTTTATTAAACTTATTTTAACATCATTTCCGATTCTATACAAGGTTCCTTCTTCTAAACCTACATCACTTGTCGGCATGTTTGTAAACACTATCTTAGTGTTTCTTCCTTCACCTGGATTATCAGATTGTTGTATGAAAAAATCTAAGGCTCTGACTAGATCAATAATGTATGTTTGATCGACCTCTCCAATCGGTAAAGGTAGTCTTGGTGAAGCAAGATCTCTTGAAGACATTATTTTCTCCCATCTGGTCTAATATCAACTCTTGGTGTTCCAAGTTTCCATGCTACGCCCTGTTCCGTTGATTCGAGCTTCATGTTAAAAGATCTTCCTCTAAGTCTTAGATTAATTAAATCAGTAAATTGTTCTACTGGTGCTGTTGCAGTTCTTTCACTTGACCCACCTGAATTATTAGCATAAGTACTACCAGGTCCTTTTCTTGCTTGTAACGTAAAAGTGGCTGTTGGATTACCAGTATTAGACGTAGATCCATTGAATGTAATGTCTGGTATTAATTGTTTTATAAATGAAAATTGATATCCATCACCTATATCTATTTGACTAGATTCTATTGATGCGGTCATCGCAGATCCATCATCATCATTACCACTTTCATGATGAAATAAGTTAGGAGAACCTGCCGCGATTGGAAACTGTCTAATACCTCTATCATGCCAAGCAGTTCTAGACAAAGATCCGTAGTACCATAGTTTTTCTAAATAATTATAAATAACGTATTTATCGTTTTCTTGTGAACTAGCGGAACAATAAAACCACCATATTTCACCCCATTTAGAATTAACTCCAGCAACAACTTTATCTGCCTGCGTTGTGTTAAAATCTAAGAATACTTTATCTCTAACCGTGCATGGTAATTGTTGCGTTTGCCCACCATATACATAAAAATTATCTTTACCCATCCAAAACACTGCATCATCTACTGCAACGGCAGCTTTTGGACTCATAATTGTGATGTTCTTAGATAATTCTTGTAGACCAAAAGTAAACGGAGGTCCGATAAATCTCATGCTAAATAAACTTCTATCTGTGTAAACAAGTATTTGTTGTTTTGTTTCTACTGCTTGTATAAAAGTAGATCCACTACTCAATCTTAAATCACCAGCAGTATTTGTGGCAGTTGGAGTGAAATCTGTTACAGATTCTTGAGAGCCAAAACGAATAAGTAATGGATCTTGCGTTGCTGTTCCTATCGTGTTTGTTCCAAAAACAATCACATGTCTGTCAATGTCTGATACTAAAACTTGTTTTGCTATTATGGGTGCGTTGGAAGCACCAGATAAACTAGTTATATTAACTGCGTTTGAACCAGTTCCGTTTGTTTTATCCCATAAAAAGATAGCACCGTCTCTTGGATTAATTAACAAATCCTCTCCAAAATTATCATGAGTCCACAAACGAAGCTCAGCAGTCGTTCCACTCGTTGCTGCATTTCCCCAACCAAATGTCGTGAGATCAGAGTTTACACCACCATAACCACCAGCACCCCAACCATTACCACCAACACCAGTGTCAAGACCAACATTGATTTGATAAACACCGTCTACACCAGAACCACCATTACCAGTGTCAGATGAATTTGCCGTTGCACTTACTGTTATCTTATAAGAATTAGCGTTAACAATAGACGTTATTTGATGTTCTGTGTTTAAGACAGAGGCTGTAATATTACCACCTAAACCTACTGCATCAGATATTGTAACAAAGTCATTTGCTATTGCTCCGTGTGTTGAGTCTGTAACTGTAAGTTCAGCAGAACCATCAGTTGCAGAAAAAGTTATACTGTTTGTGGAAGTTTTACGAGTGGGAGTAATGTCAAAAAAATTACCACCCTCTTCTAAATAATATTTTAAATGTGTGCCTACACCTAGAAAATTAGAACCATCTAATGCTACAAAGTTGTGTAAAGCTCTGGCTGTTCCTTGATAAGTGTTGTCAGTTGCTTTAACCCAACCACCTATTTTTTCTGGAAACCCAGCATAAAATCTAACTTTTTCACAATCAAAGAACCCACCTTCGTTAGAGTAAGAGGTTATTTCTCTATTGATTCCAGGTCTAAATTTCAAACTTGTTAAAGGCATAATCTTATCCTCTCATGCTCTAAATAAAAGGTTCTCCACAAAACCACGCTACTAGTGAATATCTAATTCCTTTTGTAACTGGTCTAACTTTATGTACCATATAAGATGGGAAAACTATAACAGTTCCTATCTTTTCTTTTATTAAATTTTTGTCATCAAAAAACTCAAACTCTCCACCCTCATAATCTTCATTTAAAACAATAGTCATAGACAGTTTTCTTGTTTTACCATGTAAAATTTTATTTTCTGGTGTGTCAAATCTTGTAAAACCATTACCATCTTGATGAAATTCATAATGTCCATTTTTCTTATACTTAGTTATTTGCATTGGTTCACAAGAACTTATTTCAAAATTCCAATTTGAATTTTTATTTGCAGTATGTAGATAACCCCAGCAGATTTGATAAAGCCAATCATGATTAGACCAAGCCACATCTGTTCTTCTTGTTTTTGTGTCTATTTCTTTTTTACCTCCAATCTTGGCTTTCATCCATTTATCTTTACCTAGATTGATTATTTGTTCACATGTTTCTGGATTAATAACATTTTCAAAAACCCAATATGGATATACTGCATTTTCCCATGTGTTTTCTTTTCTAACCAGCTGCACTATTTTTTCCATCATCTGTTATTAATCTTAAATTAAATGATATAGCTATTCTACTACTACTCATATTTAAGTCAACTGAGTGAGGTAGGTCTGACTTCCATATTAAAATATTACCCTTTTTTGCTGGAAACCTCCATTCATTAGCATTGTATTTATTAAATGTTTTACATCTAAAATTTGCCATTGGGTCATTCATAAATTCATGTCTATGAAAAACAATGTCGGCACTATTTGGTTCTGTGTATACATAAAAATTACCACTTAAATCACAGTAACCTGCATGAGCATGTAACTTGTGTTGACCAAATTTATACATTTCAGAAACCCATATATTTTCAATAGATACCTTTTCTATTTGCGACAGTTCCATTTTTTCACAATAAGCAAAGGCGTTACTAAATATATAATCATACAAATCTTTAAAATTATCTTTATATTTTTCCCAAATATCTGAGTAATAAAAAGATGTTTTTCCAAATTCATACCTATTGTCATTTGGTATTTCTGATAAAATTTTCTTACAAGGTTCTAGTAAATTATCTGCTAGATGTTGATTATCGTTTCTTTGTATGTAAGTTGTGAACAAGTCCATTTATTTACCAAAGGTAACTAAACCAACCAGTAACGATAGTTTTTTCTTGTGTTTCTGATATTTGACTACGATGTGTATGTGTCCAATCAGCAGGCCAAATAAGTGTTTTACCTTTTTGTGCTTTTACAGTTCTATTTTGATATTTAAATATAGTACCACCATCATCTACATCATTAAGATAAGTCATGAATACTAGACATCTTTTGACATTTTTAGAAAACTGACCATCTCTTTCACAATGATCTTTTTTGAAACCTTCGCCTTTTTTATAATGCTGTATATTATAATCTTCTGAAATGTTAAATCTATGCAAGTTGTTTACATCAGGATACACAGACACATATTCGTCTAAATATTTTTGTAATAGATTACGATAATCATAAAAAGGTCTTGTATTGTTATTAGCACTTATTGCTAGATCTGTTGATACTTTAATATCATTTCTAATTGTATTTGTGCCTTCAAAAGCAATACCACCTTTAACATGATATTCTGTGTTATCTTTAAAATATTGTAGTATCTCGTCACATACATATTCTGGCATTGTCCATGATTGTATAAAATCAGAACTACTCCTCGAAGGTACGTAACTCCCAACCCTTTGTGTTGTCTGCTTGGTAAGCATCTTCATTCCAATCGTACCATATTTCGTCTTCTTCACTTGCATCACTGGGTAAAGGTAATGGTGCTTCCCAAACACAAGTTGTATCGTTCAAAGTCCAAGAATTATAAGGTTTTTGCTCATAAAAAGCATCTCTTGTAGGATCATACGTCATGCCTATCATTGCATAGTTTTTTCTTATTTGTGTACCACCATCCTTATGCACACCAGCTCTAGTATTGTAAGATGTCTGTTTCCAATTAGTATGTCCAGTTAGATTCGTAAGTAAATCGACACCCATTTGTTCTTGTTCAACTCCATCACTATCTAACATAGCTTCATTAGCTATAGTTAAAACCTCTTCAACAATATTACTAGAGTTTATTTTAGCAAAATGTGCCATTATGCAGTATAACTCCCAGATCCATTAAATACCATTACTGTATTACTTCCAGTTGTATTTACAGACGGAGAACCAGTTGTTGTACCAGTATAGTTTGCAGTTGGTACTTGAATGACAACTCTACCAGAGCCACCTCCTGCACCAATATTTCCAGTGCTTGCACCGCCTCCGCCACCTCTATTGGCAGAACCACTTTGTACATTATTACTGCCACCAGCAGAGCCACCTCCACCATTACCACCAGAACCTTCAGGCACTCCACCTCTTCCTGCTCCTCCACCACCACCAGAATAGGTAATGTTAGAACCAGTTAATGAATTATTTGCTCCGTTACCACCATTTCCAGCACCAGAGTTGGAGCCAGTACCACCAGCGTTGCCTTTACCACCTCCGCCACCACCAGCGCCAGTGTTAGAACTACTTGTACTTACACTACCACCACCATTATTGCCTTGACTTGGTGATACACTTGGTACGTTACCAGAACCAGCTGGTCTACCTTGTGTTGATCCACCACCAGAACCACCACTTAATCCACTTAATCCCAATGATCCTTTGTTGGTTGCTCCGCCACCGCCACCAGCACTTGTTATTGTGGTTATTCCAGAGCCAGATATTGATGAATTGCCACCATTTCCACCATTACTATTATTTGTTCCTGCGGCTCCACCACTACCGACTGTAACGGTATAAGTATTTCCACCAGTAAGATTTTGTGTAGAGGTTCTAAAACCACCAGCTCCACCAGCTCCAGCATTTAGAGAAACACCACCACCAGCTCCACCAGCAACAACTAAAAAGTTAGCACTATATTGGTTTGCAGTTCCATAAAAATCCGCCGCTACTGATATTGCACCAGAGTTTGGAGCATTACCTTTTCCATAGTATTCAGAAAGAGAGTGAGGTGTAGACCCACCAAACTCACCTGCGATATCTCCTATACTTATTGGACCAGAACTAGGTAACGCCATCTACTACCCCTTTTTTAATTCATCGATTTCTGCTTTTA